AAGGTACACCAATTGAAAATGCAGATTTAAATGCAGTTGCACTTTTGCATCCAGAAGACTATAAAACACTTACGGATAAAAAAGTAGTAAACCAATCTGTAAAGCAGGCACAACAGGTGAGGCAAAACACTTTTAATGCTGAAATGGAAAAGACCGAGACAGAAGCATTGGAACAGGCCGAAGGAAATTTAATGTTTGGAAAGCAATTACCTGAGTTAAGTGGAAACCAAATCTTGATTAACTCGGAACGAGTTATGTTTTCATCAAAAACTGGAGAAATGGTTACATTTGCAAAAGGAAAACTTGGTTTTGCAACGGATAGTGAAATGACACTTAATGCGGTACAGAGAATTGTAACAACAACATCACAACACACATCTGTTGTTAGTCCTACCATTCACCTTGGAGCATATACGACCACACGACATCCTGTTTTAAAGGGTGATATTACAACTGCATGGTTATCAAGTTTGTGTGGGTGGTTATCAAGTCATGTTCACAATGACCCATATATCACAACAGGTCCTCCTGCACAACAAGGTCAACTAGCAGGACTTCGTGCAAGATTACCTACATTACATAGCACAAGAGTGTGGATAGATGGTTAATATATGCAATAGGTTAATATATATGTATAGAAATATTTATTATGAAAAAGACAGAATTAGTAAACATTATTAAACAAGCAGTGCGGGAAGAACTACGTTCATCTCTTCCTGAGTTATTATCTGAGATCAAAACGCAGACAAACACACAGAAAATAAAATCTACTAAAAAAAGAGAAACTGATCCAGTTTCTCTTGCAAAGCAGGTTCTCAAGACCGAGCAAACAATAAAACCACAACGTACATTTAGCAAAAATGAAGCAATAAATAAAATACTAAATGAAACCGTTGGTGGAATACCACAAGAGGGATCAAGTGTGTCAAACGGAATGGAGCAAAACTTTTCTGATACAAATGGCAATGAGGTTTCCTTAGACGCATTGCCAGATCATGTCTCCAATGCACTCACCCGAAACTATTCAGATGTATTAAAACTTGTTGATAAAAAGAAAAATGGTTGATAACTATGTAAATGAATCCGTTCCTCTTGGAATTAAAATACCATATCACAGAAGTGATGCGGATGGATACTTTGCACAAAATAGATCAACATTACTTAGATATAAAACTAATTTAATGATGCTATTATTAACAAATAAAGGTGAAAGACCAATGATGCCAACATACGGCTCTACTTTGAGAGAAATATTATTTGAGCAAAATACTGCGGATGCGGTAGACGGACTTTTAGAAGACTCAATAACAGAAGCAGTAGAAAGGTGGATGCCCGATGTACAAATTGATACCTTGGAAATAACACATGGATCAAATGATGTAATAACTGAACTTGATAGTATGGGAAATGAGGTGAGGAGAGTTGTTGGAAATGACACAAATGAATACACAGTAAATATAAATCTTATATTTTCAATAAAAGAAATACCCGAATCTGAACAGGATTTACAACTTACAATAGAGGCATAAAATGGAGAGTGACAATTACAACGCAGTAACAAAAGATAAAGACATAAATTACCTAAGTCGTGATTTTGCAAGTTTTAAAGAAAACCTTGTTCAGTACACCAAGACTTATTTTCCAGGTACATACACAGACTTTTCGGAAAACTCAACTGGAATGATGTTTCTTGAGTTAGCATCATACGTAGGAGATGTATTATCTTATTATATAGATTATCAATTTAAAGAAAGTTTTCTTCAATATGCAACCGAAAGGAAAAATATTTTAACTCTTGCTAATTATCTTGGATATAAACCAAGTGCTTCTAAACCGGCATCCACTATTGTAGATATAATGCACATTGTACCATCTAAACTAGATGAAGATGGTAAAAATGTTCCTGATATGAAATATGCACTAAATATACAATCGGGTATGGAAATACGGTCTTCGGAAAATACAGAAGTCGTTTTTAGAACTACAAATAGTGTTCAATTCGCAGAAAATACAACCGAATCACCACTTGAAATAAGTGTATTTGAAAGAGATTCGTCTGGACAAGCATTATTTTATTTACTTAAGAAAAAAGTTCATACAACTGCCGGTACACTTACCAAAAAAACAGTTGCTGTGGGACAAGCATCTGAATTTTTTGAAATAGAACTAACAGAACCAAATGTGCTTGAAATTGTATCAGTAAAAGATTCCGAGGGAAATATATACCACGAAGTTCCGTATATGGCACAAGATTTAGTTTTAATTGAGCAACAAAATACGCAAAAGTCATTTCCAAATTATGCTCAATATTCAGCAAGCACTCCTTATGTTTTAAAATATATTAAGACATCAAAAAGATACATAACCCACATAAACACAAACAACTCGGTCACACTTGAGTTTGGTAAGGGATCGGATACGGTTGACGATAACATAATTTCACCTGACACCACAAACATAAATAGAAATATTAACATCACAAAAAGTTCACTTGACATGGGATTCGATCCAATGAACTTTTTAAAATCAGATTCGTATGGATCAGCACCTAGCAATACGCAGATAACAGTACAATATTACACAGGTGGTGGTACGGAGTCTAATGTAAAATCAAATGTATTAAATGCAATTGGTACTGTAAATTATGCTGATACAAACGAATACCTTTCTGCTCAGGAAAAATTGGTTCTACAAACAGTTAAAAATAGTTTAATAGTCAATAATCCAGATCCTGCACGTGGTGGTGGTGGAGAAGAAACCGATGAAGAAATTCGCCTAAAAGGACTCGCAAACTTTTCATCACAAATGAGAGCAGTCACAAAAGAAGATTACGTGGTAAGATGCTATGCAATGCCAAGTAAATATGGTAGTGTTGCAAAAGCATTTGTGACTAAAGACGGAATACTAGATACAAAGTCACAGATAGATGCAATAAAATCTTCAACAATGGGAGACACCGATGTCCAACCCAATGGACTAAATACAGTGTATGGTGAAATAAACAATCCGTTTGCAGTTAATTTATATATTTTGAGTTATGATGAAAATCAAAAACTGGTAGCACCCAATGAACTTGTTTTAAATAACTTAACAAATTATTTGTCAAACTTTAGAATGCTAACTGATGGAATAAATATATCAAATGCATTTATAATTAATATTGGAATTTATTTTGAAATAAGTGTATTTCAAAGTTTTAATAAAAAAGAAGTGTTGTTAAATTGTATCAAAAAAATCACAGAACATTTTGATATAACTGCTTGGCAAATTTCACAACCAATTGAAATTGGTAGTGTAGAACTTTTATTGTCAAAAACAAAAGGTGTTAAGTCAGTAGCACGACTTGACTTTTTGAATTTAACAATAAATGATGGTGACTATTCCGAAAACGAATATGATATAGAAGGTGCAACTATAAATAAAGTTATATATCCATCACAAGACCCATCAATATTTGAAATCAAATATCCATCGAGAGATATAGTTGGGAGGGTTGTATAATGAACTTATTCTATTACCCAAGTAAAGACACCACAATATACAAATTAAAATCTAAAAGAGAGTTGAACTACGGAAACTCTGAAATATTGGAAATAACAAACACATATAATAATAGTATTGGCCACAATTTAAGTCAGATTTTAATAAAGTTTGATATACCAATTGATACTGACACACTTGAGTCTTATTTAGACTTTAGTGCTGAGTTAAACTTGAAAATAACTCATGTTGAAAATATTGATAGTGGAAATTTTCTTGAAGTTTTTCCTATCAATTGTGAGTGGACAGAAGGAACAGGTGCAGGAGTCGATTATGATCCTGTGTATGGTCCATCCAACTGGTTATTTTCTTCTGACGTAAAATGGTTACATGATGGTGATGGCATACTTGGTGCTACTTTTTTTGATAAGAAAATTGATTGTTGTGGAAACTATAAAAATATAAATACAGGAATAGAACTGACCGAAAAAACATCTGATTTAAGAATAAATGTTACCGAGATAGTGAAGTATTGGATAAAAAATGATATTGAAAATAATGGATTTGTTCTAAAGTTAAGAAACGAAAGTGTAACTAACCAATTTGGGAGTATTAAGTTTTTTTCATCTAGTACCAATACTATCTATTCTCCACGTTTAAAAGTTTCATACGATGATTTTCAATTTTTGGAAATAAAAACTGAGGTTAAAACAGACACCGATTTAAGTGGATCGTTGGGGAGTGGATCTTTGGGTAGTGGAACACTTGGTAGTGGAACACTTGAATATGAGTGCGAGGGTGGTGAAAGTTTAGATTTTGAAGACTTTGAAATTGATAAAGTAGTCACCGAATCTTGTGATTTCTATAAGACATTTAATAGTGAAAAGATTGATATAGATAATTTGGAAGAAATTATAGGTGATGTTCATGTAAAAATAAAAAATATTAAAAAAGAATATAAAGTCTCTGAGATTATAAAATTCAGACTTGGGGTGCGACATAAAAATCCTATTAGAAGAATAAAAAAGAAGGCAGTTTATACTGCAT